GTTGGGGTTGGGGTTTAAAATATGATCCAAGCTGATCCGAATACCAGTCCAATAAAGAATGTCGAACCCATCAAGGCGTCGAGCATTCCTATATCGTCATCGTCTCGCCATCCGTTCTCATTCATGCCGCCCCCCCTTACATGTTCACATAGCTAAAATTAACGACCATTTGATAATGTATATAGTCGCCTGAACTTTCGCTGACTTCAGCCAGCTCAATCATGTTCTGAATTAATTTGTAAGAATCGATAACGGTACTGTCTAAGATTTCATAGCTTTCAACCAATGGCATCTGAGAATCCATAGTCAAATAATCGCATTCACCGCTAAACCTTCTAACGTGAATACCCTGATCAACATTGATCAGATTATTTTCTTGCAATGTTTTGATCTGATCCTTTAACCCGCTGATTGTGTGCTGTTGCCAGACCACCACTTTTTCGGCATCGGTTCGTTCGTCAAAGTCTTTTGTGAATGCTTCTTTGTACACTGTTTCTTGCAAATCGTGATTGGACATTTTATTACCCCTAGATTGAAAATAGATAGAGTGTGGCCGCGTAGACCACGATAAAAGATAGAAACACCGTTGCCAGCCCCTGCAACGCTCCGAGCATTGTAGTGCGCTCTGGGGGTGGTGGTGGCTTCTTGTATGGGAATTTGATCAAGTTATTCATGCTGCAACCCTTGCAATGATATTGGTGTTAACGATGAAATCAGAATCAGACTTTTTAGCCTTGCCTTTAGCCTTTAGGCCAACGATCTTGTTACCGCTAAACAGGTTTTCTAAATCAGAAACGTCCCCATCGATAACTTTACGGCCTAAAAAGGTTTCAGGCATTGGGCCATTGAAAACCACAGATATCGGCGCCGCGGTCGTTAACGCCATTAATACCTGGTTTTGATATTCAGCTTTGCCGCTATAGCTAAACATCAATCGATAATTGCTTGGCGTATTACCTAAGCGCTTCGCGAGCTTCGTGTAATCGTAAAAGGTAATATTCGGGAAAGCTTGGGGAATACCGAATTTTTCCCACTGAATATCTGAAATTGTATTAAGCCTAACAACGGGTTTAACCCCAGTCTTAGCACAAAGATTTTCGAAATTGGCCAGCTCTTTCCTCAATTGATCAAGAAAGCCATCACGATCGCGGTGAAAAAAATCCGTTTTGGCTTGCCTGCCAGCTTCAACATTACTAAACGCGCCCATGCCCGCCGATACTAGGCAAGGTTCGGCGCATCCTGCTAAGTGCCGCGAAGGACAAAGAATGTCATCTGGACGAAGGCTAAGGCTTGCCAGCCTAATAGAATCGCCCAAAAAATCGATTACCCGCTTAGACCTAAAATCATTGGTCTTTTTTACTTTCGTATTGTTACCGCTTGTATCTAATAGCTTCATGGTTAAATCCTCTTTTTGATAATGGGGCGGGACTTTCCTGCCCCGTTGTTGTTAATTCTACTGATAATCAACCCATGGTCAACAAAAAAGTTAACTGGTAGTGATGCCGATTTATTGGCGCTTTTTGGTGCCTATATAAAGGGGCGCTATTTTTGGTTCGGGCTGGATTGATTCAGGATCGGTTCGGGATCGGTTCGGGATCGGTGCGAGGCCGTACCTGGATGCCTTCGAATTGGGTCGAAATGCCTGTTTAAGCTGATTTGATGGCTTCAGACCCCTTTATCATTTCTGATGATGGCTGGGGGGGTGGCCGATCATTCTGGCCAATTATGGGGTCGGTGGGGGTCAGGGTTAACCATGGGATAGCCGTGGGATAGCCATGGGATAGCCGTGGGATAGCCGTGGGATAGCTTTTACATATTAAAGTTTGGACAACGAAACTTTCTTAGCGGAACGAATTGCTTTTCGATATTGAATTACAAAATGTCGCCAGAAATTTCTATCGAACTCAGCCTTTGACAATAATGCCGCTGGGAACAATCTTCTGATCCTTCTGGACTCTTTACCCAAAGCGATGATCATTTTGATCTTCTTGCCGCCAGGATTCTTTGCAGATACCCCCATGCGCTGCCAGAGTCCTCTGTAGTTCTCGCCTTCTCTACCTTTCGGAATACCGTAGAAATACTTATTCTCCTGCGCTCTAAGCGTTGAGAACTTATTCCTCGTCAAGTTACCCTTAGCATTCAGCTTTACCCTGCCTTTGACTGGCTGCATCAGTTTCCTGCGAGTCGGATTTGGTGGTAGGATCTTGCCGCCTTCGATGATGTTCTTTAAGTAATAACGGTCTAAATAAGGCTTGTTGTGCTGCAAACTAACGTACAAATTACCCCGTAGATCTCGCTTGTTCTTAACCCGATCTACCCTGAATCCGCTCTTAGTGTATCGTTCCGCGCCGCCTTCTAAGTAATTGTCTATCTTATTTTTAAGGAACTTATTGGTTGAGAACATCCAAGAATTCATCGCAAGGTTCATCGCATAAGGAACCTGCTTCTGCTGAAGTACCGCGTTATAGGCTGCGTTAGCATCGACTTTAAGTGTCAGCGTCATTTTCTTCCTCCGCTACTTGGCAGATTTCTTCAAATATAGCTTGTGTAGCAACGTAAAAATGGCCTATCTGAGCCAAAAGATGTTGAGCGTCATAAGACTTGTCACCAGCGCAGTAAGGCTGCCATTCAACAAAGTCTTCTGTTTCAGCCTGTACCAAAACATAAGCGTGGGTTACTTCCCCACGCCTTGCCTTCATCGCTAAATCTCGAAACATTGCTTCGAGTTCATTTGGTTGAAAGTTCGTTACTTTGCTCATTAGGCCATCTTACTCCAAAAAGTAGTCAAGCTCCCAACCACAATCCAAACATTTAGCTTCTTTGCCGAAGATGGTAATGCTTTCTTCTACATACTCGCCACATCGAGGACATTCTGGAGTGTTCCAAGGCGCATTGGGATCTTCCCAAGCGCCAGCAGGGTAGTTGCTCATACGGCTTTCCTCCAGCTCCCAGCAGTCCTAAGATGCTCTGGCTTTGGCCTCTTTACTATCGGGATGTCTCTAGGCGCTATCTCATGCACATCGTGCGCGAACTCCATCGCCATGTGTAAAGCCTCCATAAGCTCGTCAGTCTTACGGTTAAACTGCAAGACCTCCCATTCAAACTTGGAATTCTTTGACCACCAAGATCCTTGAATACCTGTCACTGATTGGGCTGTACGTTCAGCTTCCTTCAAAGTGGTAGACAGACCGCCGTATTCAGCGCCGTCAGATGGATTGGTGAAACGATACTTTATGATCCTCATCGTTCATCCTTCTGTAGCTTATCCAATAAACTCAAAACATCTGGCAAAACCTGCTTGTGGTACTCGTCCACATAGTCAGGCCCGTAATAGTCCAAGACCTTGATTATGGTCATCCATGCTTCTAATAACTCAGTTCTCGTTGGTTGCATACTTCCTCCTTATCCGTGGGATAGCCACAGCATAAACGAAACAGTTTACCGTGGGATAGCCGTTTTATATATCTTTTTGATCTAACAACTTGACTCTTTGCAACGCTAACTTATAACGCTTCTGATCGTTCCAAGTGATCCGACCGCCTTTCGCCTTTTCATTATCGTATATCGATATGAAATACAGATCTTCTTTAGCCTTCTCGATAACGCTTCTGGGAATAGATCGGCGCTCGCCTTGCTTCTCAAACAATACACTCGGACTCAAGCCCAAAGCATTGACCACTTCCAACCCTGAAGCCTGACAACTGAAGCAGTGAATCAAAACCTTGCCATCCCGCTCCGTCAGGGTCATTGACGGATTATTGTCTTTATGCACAGGACAACAGGCCCAAGTCTTACCGCTTACTACTTTGACTTTATCCAACCTTGGCAAGATGTCACTTAGCACTTCGCGCTTTCCTTATATTTAAATGAATAATGTGGTTCTTCACAGGTTCGCTGATTTCCTTGACAGGCTGCGGATTTATCTTGTTAGGCCATACCCCAAACTTCCCACGGTAAGCCCAAGATGCCCATCCTTGTTTGTAGCCTTTCTTCCTTGCGTAGAACTGGAACTCACCAAGCCACTTAGCCTTGTCTTCGCCAGAGAACTCCTTGTTGGCCTTCTTGATCTCCTTCAGCTCCTGATCGTCAGTCTTTAAGTTCTCCTTTGGCGGTCGTTGATACCCGCAAGCGCAAGTGATTAAAAAGTGCTGGAAACACTGCGGACAAACCGATGGCATGATTTCATCTTTGTCTTTCTTGACCAGTGAACTTTCCGAATACTCCTGAAGACCGTCATGAAGGCTTTCAGGCACTATAAATTCTGGGAAGCCGTGGGTCTCGACGTTCCCAGCGTGATCTAGGTAAATCGCCTCGTCTTTACCTTCGCACGTTCTCATGATTCGTCCAGCCCGTTGGATGAACGCGATCTTCGACTTCGTTGGAAAGCAATCAATCAACGTAGTGACTTGTGGCGCGTCATACCCTGTGTTTAGGAGCCTAGAACAAGACAGGATCTGAAACTCACCTTGATCGTGAGCATCAAAGATCATTGTCCGATCTTCCTGATCCATATAACCGTCAATATGCTCGGCGGTAAATCCTTCTTCTCGGAACATCTCAACCAGCTTCTTTGAATGCTTAATGGACGGACAAAACGCTATCGTTTGACCTTTACCAAACTTCCTGAAGTTCTCCACAATATCACCGACCAGCTTCTGGTCTTTCTCAGTCGCATCGGCAAGACTTCTAGGATCGTAATCCATGCCACCAGTCGATAGTCGTTTGTTCTTAACGCCTTTCAGATCAGCCCTGTTCCCACCGAAGTATTTGACAGGACACAAATAACCCTGATCTAGCAACTGACTCGGTGTGATCGGAACCACTAGATCAGAATAATGCCTTCCCAGTCCTTTAGAGTATGGCGTTGCACTCAACCCGATAAAGATGCTTTTGGAGTAGTCCTCCATCAGCTCAGTCGTCGTTTGGTAGTGGGTATGGCACTCATCCACAACCGCAACGTGAAACAAAGGCTTGTACCGTCTTCTGGCGATTGTCTGGATCGACGCAATCTGAATCTGAGCATTCGGATTAGTCCGCCAGTGATCGGACTGGATGACCCCGCAAGATATCCCTGCTCGGTCGAATTCCTCCAGAGCTTGATCAACTAACTTGACCCGATCACAAATCAAGATCCCCAGCTTGCCGTTCTTCGCAGTGTTCTTCAGGATCTCCATCGCAACCCTAGTCTTGCCAAATGAACAAGGCGCTGCCAAGACTAACCTAGAATTACCTTTGCGGATCGAATGCTTGAGCATTGTGATAGCTCGGTCTTGATGCGGCCTAAGACTCACGGCATCCACCTTACCGAATCAGCGATGACCACCATTAAAGGTTCAATATCATCTTCGTTAGGTTCTCGACCAAATGGCGTTCCTCCGTCAATAACCCCCATGACCTTTGCAGAACGCTTGTAGCCATCGTGCAAAACCGCATAACCCCATGCGCCTTCTTTCCGAAATATAAAATAAGACGGAACGCCAGAGCATTCGGATAGGTTTATCAATTCCATGTACTTGGGGACATTCAGAAATAAATGAGGTTTGCCAGTGTACCACTTACACTCTGCCCAACCTGCCAATAGTCCTTTACCACCACCTTGATCGTGGTAAAACCAGCCGTCGATTCGATACTTGTTGGTATTTGGGTTTTGCTTATAACTTAGGCCAAGATGTTTGGCCATTACCTGTAACAGTCGTTCTTCCCGTTTTCTGTCGTCGGGCGTTTCTCGTTTTATAATCATAGCTTCCTCCAAAGCATTTATTTTAGGCACACTTCGACTTTTTCCCTGTTGCAAGACACAAGCATACAGATCGTTAGTCTGGTTAGCTCTGGCGTGTCTACATCCGAAGATGCGGTACTCATATCCTTTCGGTTTCTGGCTAGGCGCAACCCTAACCACCTCACTTGAGGCCTGTTGCATTTTGGGACGTAGATCGGGACAAGTCGTCAGTCCTAACATCTGTCTACGGATTACTGCTATTTAGAAAGGACGCACAGTTTAGCGCCACTGTCCATCAGCGGGGTATTCAATGAGGATTGCTTATATGGTAGGATATAACCCGTGTCGGTTGTGACAACGGTTCTTCCAGAATTGCAATCGGACATTAAAGGGGTTGGTAGCCCCGCCGACACACTTACTATATTCTAGTTCGTAACCTCAAGCAACTTATTTAGATACCACTGAGCTTTCAGCAGGTCTTCCCTGGCGTTGTTCTTGTACTGGTGCCTGTGTAGGTACTTGATCGTGTTCCCCAGACAGTACGCTCCAAACTCGTCTCCTAGCTGCTGCTGGATGTAGTCTATACATTCGATTCCTGTGGCGTTGTAATGCTTTGGTCGGTTTACGGTATCCCATTCTTCAGGTGTCGGATCTTTTCGCATACTCTACTATTCTCCGTATTTGATTTCTGTCTATGGGGTTTCCGTTTCGGTTTAAAACGCCTTCGTCGGCGTAATGGTTTGCAATCTTATACATACTCATCTTAGATCCCCGCATCTTCAAAACGCCTTTGATGACCTTTTGTTCATAGTCATTCTTATGGACTTTACCGTCTTGATCGTACCAGTATCCAAACCTAGGTTTACCACCGCCACAAAGACCTTTAGCCCTACGTTTCCTTAGTCCTTCTTTCACTAAAGCCGAAGTCGTTAAATTCGCGCTGTGTACTTTAGAATGACACGGAGCGCATAGATTGACTGTCTTCGTGCCTCCCAAGACTCGCGGAACGACATGATGCGCGTGATCTGCGATTATCCCGCATTCAAAGCAAACGTGATCTTTGGTTCTTAATTTGGGCATTAAACTCAGCAATCATTTCACGGTAGTCTCGTGCGTAGAGTTTAATGGGTTTATTGGAGTCTGCAAGCATCTGATCAACCTGAGATTTTCCGAATTTGTCAATCATGAACATCGTATAATTCTGAGCTGCGACCCCGTGTTTCATTCCAAATAGGTTACAACCGACACATTGCGGCCAGACGTTTCTTTTATCTAATGAGAAATAACTACTTTTACCCTTGGGCAACCAGTGACCACCGTGAACCTCTGTGTAGTGTTTAACGACCCCGCAAGTCACGCATTCACAAAAGCCGTTGTCGTCTGCTTCCTCCAACCTTCGGAGTAACTGAAATGCCTTTAACGTCTTAGCCCTGAGCGTCTCTGCCACGCATAAACTCGCTGTCTGCTGGATTGGCTAATTGTACTCCTTTATCTAAGCCCCAGTGGAAAACCTTCTCCATGAAGTCGTGCATCTCACCTTTAGAAAGACTAGACGTTGATCGGAGTTGATTCTCAATAACCGTACTGCCGACATGGATATCTTCAGTCCCAAGGAACTCGTTCTTCATCAGCTTCTTGACCATCTCAGGAGTCACGCTGATCTTACTTGAGAAATACTCTGACATCTGCCCGCACCACATGTGAAACAGAGCATTCTGGCTGAGACTCCTAACCGTGGAATACGTTTCAAACTTCCACGCTATCGGACGGCTGAAATCCATCTCATTCAGCCTGTCATGAAAGTTCTTGATAACGTCAGGAATGTCCCGACGATGATTGATTAACCAGAATTCTCCTCGCATATTAATCTCCGCAGAAACAAGGTATTGATTCATCATCAAAACCAAACAACGAGCCTTGATCGCTGGCGATAATCTTTAACTGTTCATAGCTTGGCTGATCTGCCCTGAAATATGCCGCCTTTCCGACATCTTTGGACAGTGATTTTTTTTGCTCAATCCACCAGTCCGCTAGGTCTGGCCTAGCTTCAATTATAGATAGTTTTTTGCTGAATCCTTTGAGAAAACACAAATCACAATTGCCCCAGTCGGTAGTTCCGTTATTGTTTGGCAGGTTCAGGTCAAAATTTTGTGAAGTCCAGAACGCATAAATATCTTCCTTGGTAATACCGTCAACGTACAAAGGCAAGTACCGCTCCTGACCGCCTTCTACTGTGTTATGTAGCTTGACCGCTCGCCGTTCTTCGTCTGCTCTAATTCCGATCAGGCAAAGGTATGGTTTAGGAAAATTTAATTCTTCAAATAAGTATTGCTGAATGGCTTTGATTTTTAAGTCTTGTGTGCAAAATCTAGCAACTGGGTTTGGCGCGTATCGCCTAGCTTTTATCAGTGCCTCAAATGGCTCGCCTTTTCTGGACGCAGTTTTATAACTCACAATTGCGGTTTCATAAGCGTATTTCGGTTTCATGCCTTCTGGATTTCTGGTAATCACACGTTCAAGCCAGACGATTGGAACGCCCCAATTGACAGCGCAAGCGTTAACAAAGTCTAAAGTCTCTGGCAATTCTTTGCCTGTATTAGCAAAGGTTATAACCACATCATCGGGAAGCACCCCGCCATGCGCTTGCAGTACACGCCAAAGCATGTAGGCAGATGTTCGACCGCCTCTAAAACTGATTACCGCTGGCTCGTCAATAAAGTATGGGTTTCTCATTGTTTGCGGTATCCTTTTGTCAGCTTCCTTGCTGGTTGCTCCACGGCGTTCCCTTGCGCCATTGGCCTCGGCTGTAGTGATTACTCATTACGGTCGGGGCTTTCTTATTTGCACCACATGATTTTTTCACGCAGCAGCTTGATCTGATGCACCTGATTGTTCTTGTCAAACTCAAGCGAGCACCCGTCGCTTTTGGCCCAGTATTCTAGGCGCTGCCGACTGATGCCGAGCACCTTAGCCAGTGCGTTCAGGTTGGTGTTGGCATGTTCCACAAAATCGTAAATTGACAGTTCGCGCATAATTTGCTCCTCCTAATGGGCCTATCTTACATCATAATTCTTGCAAAAAATAGTTTGCACAATAAGTATCTTATGCCTTACAATGAAGGTCTAACCAGCAAAGGAGTAACACATGAGCAACCAAACCCCTGAGAATTTAGTCGGTGATCTTGAAGATTGGATCTTTGAGATTGCTAGGCTTGTAAAAAGCGGCCATCAATTATCGCCTGAAGCATTAGTGTTCTTACAAAACATCCACCCAGCGTTGGATAAGCTGAGTGAGGAAATGCTTGAAGATGAACAGGCATGGAACGAAATGAAGCAAGCAGAAGCCGAGGAAAATAATGCTTATCTTCAGGGCGCGGCAGCATCAGTTCGGGAGGTCTTATGATCCCCGATTGGATTCTGTCATTACAGTCTAGTGCTACTTGGGCTCGTCGGTATGAGAACCAAGCCAGCTTTCAGTGGGACGAAGACGTTGTAGAAGAATTGCAAATCATTGCAGACCGATTA